GTCCATTGTTCGACGTTTTCTTTGACTTCCATTTGGCCGCCGACGGGGACCGCCTTTGATTCGTCCAGTTCCTTAATCGTGGCGCTTTGCCCCGCGAAGGCGTTCAGCGCGTCCAGGCTCTTTCGGATTTCGGCCATTTCCGAAGTAATTTCGTTCAGCCGGTCGATGTCACCGCCGGACATTTCCTTCGCTTGAATCGCTTCGCCTTCGGCGTTTAGCGCGTTCAACCGCTTAATGAGGTCGCTTTTGTTCATGGTGTTAATTTCCGGCGATGCACCCGCGAACGAATTGGAAACGTGCGGCTGCCGCCCGTGCCAGTTCCGCCGGTTGCGGGTTGGCTTTGAGTAATGACCCCATATCGGCGGTCATGTCGGCGAAGTCTTGGGCGAAGCCGGAAAGGTCCCGACCGTCGCCCAAAGTCTTAATGAGGTCGCGCAAGGCGGCGACGCAATCTTCGGTGGAATCGGGCGCGAATGCCTTGGCCGTGGCGACCATGGCTTGCGGGTTGCAAGGCACGTTCACCAAGGACACTTCCCAAACGGCTGCAACCTTTGGAATCACGCGGCAATAACCCTTCCATTTGGCAATGTTGCCGCGTTCCCGAAGTTTGTACCCGGCGTCATCCGCCCACTTGACCAAGGCGGCGCCGTTGTCGAAATAGGCCACCGACGAATAATCCGGGCGAAACCCGATAGACAACCCTACCGACTTGCCAAGCGCCAACCGTTCGGTTACGATGGTCCGGGCGCGTTGCCCTTCGGCGTCGGTATGGAAGGTGGCGCGGATTTCCAAACCCTTCGCGGTTTCTTCGGCTTCGTTGAACATGGCCACCGGGAACGCCCCCCAACTATGCCCGGGCAAGACGCCCCCGTCCTTGACCATGGCCGGAATGATGTCCGCAAACGCCCCCGGCAAAATCACGTCGCCCGCCCGGTCGATGTTGCCAATACCGGCGGCCACGCCTGAAAATTCATTCTCGCCGGCGGCGGCCATCTTGAATTCGGCTTCGTCGGTCCAACTCTTTACCAACACTTCCGGTTCAGCAAGTTTGGGCATTGCACCCATTGAAGACGCAAGGCATTAAGCGGCCATGACACGTTGGAACCCGCGACGGTTGCCGCGAGTGCGAACCAAGTAGCAAAGGCAATTCCCGAGGCAAGGCGTGTCACCGGCGGCCGGGTACGTCGGAATGGTGGCCTTCGTGAACGTCCGGCCAGCAAATACGGTGCAATCTGAACAATGCTTTTCGGTGGCCCCGAGAACCCAAGTGAACGTGTCTTCGTCGCTACCGGCTTCGACAAACGCCATGTTTGCCGTCCCGCGCATCTTGCCCGCGTACAACCGCATACGCCATCGAACCTTCTTGGCGCGGAATTCTTCGGAACCGATGTCGCCATACTTTTCGCCGTCTTCTAAGTCGGCGGCGAATTCTTCCAGCCATTCGGATTCGTTGTCGAGCATTTGCCGACCGACCAACCGGTCCAGGTCGGAGACGGCGCCGGTTACGCCGCCTTTGGCACGTCCGAAGGCGTTGGCCCCGGTATGGCCGTCACGAATGATTTTCCCGAAGCGGTCGCGCCATTCGTCGACGGTCAGTTCCCCGGCGGCAAGACGGGCGGCCAGTGCGTCAACTTCGCCAAAGACCGCCCGAAGATACTTATTAAATTGGGCGTTGGTCGGAACCCGCCCCAAGGACGGAACGGCGGCCATGCGTTATTCTTCCGGGTCCGGGTCTTCGGTTCCGTCTTCCATTCGCGCGCGCCGGTCCTTGGCCAGTCGCGCCGCCTTCTTGACCGCCGCCACGTCCGACGCCTTGGGTTCGCCCATGAT